TTTTCTTCATCTCTTCTAAAATCTTCTCTAGTACGTTCATTAACTATTCTCCTTTGCCCGTTTAATAATGCTGTCTATCTTTTCTGTCACCTCTACCAGAGTCACATTCCACGCCTCTGCCAATCTCTTTATTGCATCAACATAAGCTGTCAAGCATATAAGAGTATGTTCACATGGCGCCGCATTAGTCCAACTTCTGCACGTTCCGTTCTTGTGCAACCAAGTTATTATTATTTTCATAATTCCACCTCTTTTACAATCTTCCTCACAATCATTCGCAAGAAACTCAACTCATAACTCAATTACTCAATTCTTAAATACACGGTGCGTTTATTTTGTATAACAAAGCCGCTGATAACACTCTGGACATATATGAAGCCCTGTATAAGTTAGGTCTTTGTCACAAACTGGGCAATGTTGTGTTCCATTAGCCCAAACATCTACTTTCTTCGGCAACTGCTTTTCCAATGCTTCGATTGCTGCTAAGAATGTATCAACATAATTGTTATATTCACTTTTTTCTCTTGTTTTTGGCGGAAGCGAGCATAATGTTGAGTTATACATGTCTCGCATTTTACACATTCTTTCTATTGCTTCTCTGACTTTCTTTTCGTCCATTTATTTCCCCTCCTCATACTCCGGACACTCCACACAATACTCGTACTTATCCACGTCTGCGCACTGCATATTGCAAATATCATTTTCTGGGCATTCTATGCAACAATGTTCGTATTTGCATACACATGTGTTTGGTGCTTTGCATTTACCTATCATGTCTGTTTCACCTCATTCCTTCTCCGCTACAAACTGCCCACATCTTACTTTCCCGCCTTTGCAAGTGCCGCCATTTAAACTATGCCACATACAATCATAGCAACTTAGTTCCTTTTTCATAAAAACGAGCCAGTGTGTCTTTGCTCTTTTATTTCCTAATATCGGCTTTTCGTTAAACAGTTTTAATATTTCAGACAACTTAATCTGTTCTTCATTCCACTTAAAAATCAATGTCCCTTCCGGCTTCAGCACTCTCATGCATTCCGAAAAACCTTGTTTCAAATCCTCTCTCCAGTTCTCACTTAATTTTCCATATTTCTTGGCCAACCATGCTTTTTCTCCGACTTTCAATAAATGCGGCGGATCAAAAACAACCATGCTAAATGATTTATCGCTAAATGGTATCTTTCTAAAATCAGCAATTATGTCCGGCTTGACTTCTAATTTCCTGCCATCACAAAGAGTTTCTTCTATTTGCCGACAATCCATAAACAATACATCTGGATTATCTTTGTTAAAGTAAAACATCTTGCTCCCACAGCAGACATCTAAAATCGGCTTATACATTCTTCTTCCACCTTTCTTCCTCATTCTATCCATTCTCTTCTCCATCTCCTCCTGGAAGGAACTACACACCTCTTGCTCATCACTCTATTTTTTAAGCTCTTTAAAGATATGTGCTATAACATCAACCGTCCAACCGTTGCCAATCGCTTCAAATCTCCTAGTTTTAGGAATTCCTTCTGTGTAATTGTCGGGCAACGTTTGAAGCCTTTCAGCTTCGACAGGACTTAATATCTTATAAGTGCTATAATCTGTTTTATCTAGCAGGATATTACACTTTGTTTCGGTTCTGCATCTTGGTATAGTCGGTGATTTCCCATCAAGATAATAGAGCCTATACGCTTGTGAAAAATGCCCTTTATTTAATAGGTCGTATTTCACATAATTTTTCGTTGCGATTGCAGTTTGTAAAATCCTCTCGTCCGTCCTTATAAGTGCTTCATCATATATAAAAATATCTTTCAACAGAATTCCCTTATCTTGCGGCTGTATGACGTTAGGAATATTTGTCCAGTACAATCTTTTTCTGCGTTGCGCCGATACCAATTCGCTGTTTATCATTATTGGCTCCACTCCTAATTCGATGGTTATGTTTTCAATAATATTTTTCGGAATTCTATAATTGTTTTCGTATAAAAAATATTTTGGTTTTGCTTCATGTAAGGCTCTTACATAATGCTTAAACAATTCCCAACCTTCGCCCTGATTGATAAATAATTCCTTTGGGTTTTTTGCCTTGTGATTTTT